TGTAAATCTGTTCCCATGCACTAGTGTTCGGCGGGTTTTTCCAATTCAGCTCGATGCTGTTAATTGCAGAAGTCAGCGTCAATTGTGATGGGCTTGGGACGTTTGGCAGAGCTGTGCTGATAACGCCTTCGGCAGTAATTGTTGAATAATCACTGGCCGCTGGGTCGTTGTAGTTGTTGCTGTCATCTTCAATCAGTGTAAGGTTTATGCCTTCGCCATCTTCTGCGAACCGCCATCCGATACACTTAAAAACCTTGGGCGACCAGTTGCCACTATCAACCGCGTTGAAATCGCTAAGGGTAAGATTAACGCGATCACCGATTGCGATACGCATACCCTTCAGGTTTACGGGAACAGTGACAATAGTTTGATGATAAGACTGCGCCACCTGCATCAGCGCAATTCGTTGTGCCGCATATCGATTATCGGTAAACGGTAACTTGACTTCTTCAGTCAACACTTCGCCATTATCTCTGGCAACTGCGCCCTTGGTTTGATTATTAAAGTCATTGGCCCCAACGGTTACAGGGCCAAACTCCATCATCTTGTAATTTTCATTGGGATCTATAAACAGACCCTTGATAGTGTTGACTCGATCTGATCTTGGGATTGCGGTTTTGACTTGAACAGGACCAACCAAATCGTCTTCTGTCAAAGTTTCGCTAGGGCTAACATACTTGCCAACCGCCATGATGTACTTGCCTTGGCTGTAAATCAGGCTGCCATTCATTGCTGAGAGGATCTTAGAGATAGACGCGCTATAGGTGTCGGCTCCAAAAATAACACCAGACCCAAAGAATCGCTTCTGTACAGCACTGTTTGGAATAGGGACCAACTGGTCACAAAGATCAGCCGCTGTTACTACCGCAGCCCAGTCAATCTTGCTCGCTGGTATACCTAAACCAAAATCAGAGTTCATCAAGAAATCAGTAAGCTGCAAGGCTGGGTTCTCGCCCTGATTGCCTCGGTTGTAATTACCTTGAGCTGATCCTGTTGTTAGCGTTCCATCGTTATAAACGATATAGGCCGCAGTCGTAGGGTTGTCTCCTGCATCGTTGCCAGCATTTACATCTAACCGTGGATCGTAGACCTTCTTGCCTTGGACTACGCACTTAATATTCTGAACATTACCAACCTCGTCCCATACTTCTGCTGAACCTTCGTTTATTCGCCAGCGAGTATAAATAGAAGCTACGTTGTCGCCTCTATGCGTTGCTAAGTATTCACTGCTAGTTTCGGTATTAGACCTAAGTGCTGCAAAAGCTGTTTGGCTAGAGGTTCCTAGCCTTGTGTCGATGTAAACGATATTCTCACTGTTGCCATCTTCATCACTTTTAGGGCCAAAAAAGCCGCTAATAACTTCCTTGGTCGAGCTGTCGTAGGTCAGAGATTGAGTCAGGTCTATCGATTTGTCGTCAAAAAATACTGTCTTGATCGCTGTCAATTCGTGCCCAGCTAACGCAACGACTTGGTGTAGGTCTTCGTTGTTTGTGCCTGTAACCTTGGCATACGTTAGCGGTCCACTGACCATTGTCTCGCCGTAAACCAGCTTTCTCGGCTCAATCGTCGAGCGCACCGTCTGCTGGCGGGTTCGATCATTATCATCAATGTTGAAATTTATTTTGGGCTTTAGGGCGCGAGATGCTGCGACTGTCGCGCCGATAACAACAGTGGCACCGATTACAGCAGCAGTCGTCCCCGCTGCGGCCCCTGCGGTTACAAATGCGCCTACTGCTTTAAGAAATGGTACTATTTGTGCCATAAGTGCCAACCTGCAATGATTAAGTTATCGGGCAAACGAATAAAACCTTTTTGCAATAAACAGATCACCGTTTCGCCGTATTTTATCCCTGCAACTTGACCGATGCCATCTACGTCAACCACGCAAGGATCTCCATCTGATTTTGCCTGATTTGGCGGCTCTCCGATAGCACGCGTTAGCACTCCCACTAAATCCCCATACTTTGCAATCAAAGCGTCCGCACCTAGCTCACTTTCGTATTCTAGGCCATCTGCGTAATTTTTGCCGGTGATTTTGTAAACAATAAAAGCCGTGAACTGACAACAGTCCACAGACCCGTACTCAAAGTTATTTCTGCCCCATTCGTTTAGGGCTTGGTGGAGGGCAAATGACCTGTTTGACGTATGGGTTGGAACTGCCTTTTTCACTCGGATTGGCTGATCACTTGCGAAATTATTAACTGCATCACTTTGGCTCAAAATCAATTTGAGGGTTTTTAGTTTCTATATCTGTTATGTTGCCGCCAGATCCACCTTTACGTTTGCCCCAGTCCAGTGTCAGATCTTCCATCTCTTGCAGATGCGTGAAAAACGTGTCGGGCTGTGGGTTGTTAGAGTCTGGGCCAATTGGGGAATCGTGCTGCTGCTGCGCGTTGGTGTAGAGGTAATTGCTAGATCTATCAAACATCGCCAATTCTGACTCGGCAGTTAGTATTATTGAGTCGCCGTTATCTCCACCAAGCACAGCGTCCATCGTGTCTATAAACCCAGTCCAAATAACGTCAGGGGTCGCTACAAGCTCGTCTGAGGCGTTTAATGCGCCAATGTATAGGGTAACTGGCCTTTGATAGTACGTCTCTCTGGCGGCTTCTGCTGCGATGCTGGTATCTATCCCGCTGAGCGTTAATTGAATACTGTACGGGCTTATTTCGTCGCCTTCTTCAATTGCGCTGATTTGTCCAAGATCACCCGTACCTTGCCAAGCCCTGATACCAGCGCCGTCATTAGCGTCCCAGTTATAGGTGCCTAAACCGTTGTGCAGTCTAATAGTGCCAGTGGAGTTTGGCGCAGCCGTATCAAATTCTAGCTTAACAAATATTATTGGATTGACATGAGTAGCTGCATATTGAGCGGCTGTGTTTGATGCTAGATCTCTGCTCATGCAAGAACATCCTCAACTGCGTCAATGGTGAATGATGCAATCAGGCCGGGCTGGGTTGTCCATTTAGGCTCAGATACGAGCATCATCACCGACTTAGGCGCTAGAAACTCTATCGCTGCATTATTCGTCGGGCTTGATCGCAGGGGAGGGGCTATTGAAATTGCCACCTCTCCGCTGCCGTTTGAGTTGCAGTCAGCAGTGACTATATGCAAACAGTTATTGACCTCAATATAATCTCCTGCCTTGAGGTATCCTGTCTTGCTCGCTGTAGCTCCATCTGCGTTTAGTGTAGATCCTAATTGGTTATCGCCATTTACTACTAAGCTATCGCCAGATGGTGCAGTGCCTTGTCTGTCATAGCCATAATCACCAAACTCAAACCGATGCTCTTGGCCGTTTAGCTTGGCTAGAAAGCCTTGCACCTTACCTTTATCCCCGTCTTGCAGATTAGAAAAGGTTGCTGTCGTTTTCCAAAATGCGCCTTTTCGTCCTGATGTTTGTACGGCGTTGGTTAAACTTGACCGAAATACTCGGGTATTCTGAACCAGCTCAAAGGTCTGGCTAGATGGGGTGAGGCCCACTTGTGTGCTAAAAGAGTAGGTGGTCATACGAAGCGCCTTCTACGCATTAAGTCTTGAATCGTGGCGACAGTTTGCTGTGAGCTTTGCTGCATAGCTGTCCGGATCTTTAGGTCAACGTCTGAGCCAGCGCCAGAAGCATCTACGTTATTAACCACAGTGATGCCGCCGCCGCCACCCATCTTGTCATTAGGAACAATCGAGCCTGACTGATTAGGAACGAACATCTCGGGTCCACGCTCACCGACCATATAAGGTTGACCAGCTTGCACTGGGCCGCCGATGGCTTTACCTGTCAGCCCTTTAACGAAAGACAGAAAGCCCCCTGTAATCTTGTCAATTACGAAGAGCTGAATGGCTTGCATGATTAACTGTGCTGCCATTTTCTTAAAAGCGTCGCCGACTGATGCCGTACCTTTTACGATACTCATCAAGCCATCAGACATGCCCTTAAAAGTGCTTTTAGTGATCGCGTCAAGGTTTTCTTGTAATGAAGGGAGTTTGTTTTCAAATCGCCCAATTGCCTCACCCATTTGATCAAAGCCGTTGGAAATTTCAGTGCTCGCGGCTTTTTGTGCTTCTTTGAGCTTTGCATTTGTTTCTGCTGCTTTTCTACTAACAACGATAAATTCTGTTAGTTGTGCAACTAAAGCATCGCCTGGTTTTTGCCCATCTAACTTAGCTAGGCTTGCAGTTACCGAGTCGATTGCGGTTTGGGTTTCGTCTGATCCTTTTTTGACGGCCGCGTTAGCAACGAGAGTTCCATTTGCTAATCTTTTCTGTGCGTCAATCTGCCATAAAGTGAACTCTTTTCTCGTTATCTCCTGCTTATTTAAAGCCTGAGTCATTTTCTGCTCTTGCTTTATATATTCAGTCATCCCCGTTGATGGCTCAAATACATCTTGAAGGCTTTTTTTAGCCTTTAAAGCAATTAATTCAAGCCTCAGAATCCCTTTCTGAACCGTCTGAACCGTGTTGAGCACAAAACCAAATGATTTAACTAACGCGATCGAAACTTTTTGACCTATGTTTCCAAAATCGCCAGAATCGAGAGCTGCTTGCCTAAACCCATCAGCGACAAATGTAATAATCGGCGCGAACGCTAACGCTAGTTGATTAGTCAGCCCTGTGAATACTGCCTTGAGACGAGTCAGCGCATCATTAGCCGCCTCCATCTGGGCTGTATCTGTGCGGCTAAGCGTTATTCCTAGATCCTCAGCCTCCGAGGTCATTTTCTCCAAGGCTTCCGAACCACCGCCCAAGGTATTAACAAGCGCGACACCTTCTGAATCGAACAGCTTCATTGCCAAGCGAACTTTATCAGACTGCTTTTCAACCCCAGCCATCGAGTTAGCAACCACACTCATCTGCTGATCTAATGGGAGTTTGACCAGATCCGCAGCGTTAATGCCTAGCTCTTGCAACGCTCCCTTGGCTTCACCAGTGCCTTGTGCGGCTTCTGCGGCTCTACGTGTGAACCTCTGAAGAGCCATATCCATCGTGCCCGTGGATACGCCTGTTAGCTCTGCTGCATGTCTAAGTCCCGCGAGTGCGGTGGTGGTAACGCCTAGCTTGTCAGCAGTTTTTGCCAACTCATCACCAGCGTTAATTGAGGATTTTATTAAAGCGCCAAAACCCGCTGTACCAACGGCGCCGAGCAGCGCGTTCTTCATGTTAAAGACAGCACCAGAGATTTTTTTCAAGCCGCTGGTAACGCCAGAAAAGCCTGCTTTGGTCTTATCAACCGCCTTGATGCTTATTCTTACGTCTTGATTAGCCATCTTTGTCCTTCAGAATCTTAAAATATGCCATCCACTCATTGACCTCAGTGAGCGACATCTGCTCGGCGTCTGCTATGGTCATGTGCAACCGATCAGCCAAGGAAATTAAGTTCATCCTTAGCGGATCGGACATCAGTTTTTTTCGGCATCCTCCGCAGACTGTATTTCAGCAAACATTTGCTCAGCAATGCCAGAGATAACCGCTGTCTCTTCTCCCATCAGATCAATCCGATCCTCGGCAGCTTTGAACAACTTTTCGCCATCCTCGCTTGCTGCTTTCATAACGATCAAATCAACCATTGCTGCGATAGTCGTATTCTCCAGAAACTTAGGATGCTTTTTCTGAAGCTCGTTAATGTCGTAGCATGTGATCGGAAAACAATACATGACAAAAGGCTGACCCTCTTCGTCAGCCCATTGGTCAACGCTTATCGTTCGTGGCGTAACTGTGCGTCTGCTGCGTAGCTCCCTTGCTAACCCCATGTGCTACCCCTATGCTGTTGCTTCAGTAACTGCGCCCGAAACTTGCACCTCAAACGAGCCTTCAACCATCCCATCAAAAGATGCGGTGATTTCGTTACTCGTTACAATGCCGCCGCCGGAGTAATACTTCTCGCCGGTTCCCGCTCCTGTCGGGTAAACCTCAAAGTCAACCGCAGCCGCAGCATCCATTACTAACTGAACCGCGTCAGCATCATCCCAGTAAACTTCGGCAGATAAAGTGCCGGTTTTAAGAGATGAGACGTAGGTGCGATTGGAATCACCCATAGTAGTATCTTCGATTGTGTCCGCTGACTGCGTTAAGGTGTAGGATCGAACCTCACCCATAGCAGCAACAGAGCCGCCGCTTACAGCGAGCTTGATAACGCCTGTTGAACCTTTTGTTGTAGCCATTTTAAAACCCTCTAAGTTGTGCCTCTGGTGAATTGGTACTCAATCCGTACTGTTATAATAACACCGCCGACTGGATCAATAGAACCGTCATCTGTCTCTATACTAACGATCTGGGTGTCTATCGCATAACCACCCCGCGTTCTATCAACGTCTAACTTCTCCTCAATTGCCTCGATGATGTTATTTCTGGCAGTGTCTATAGCCGACGCTTTTACATAGCAAACGAGCTGATAGTCAACCGTAGCAAATCTTTGCGTCAGCGTGCCTTTTATACTTGAATCCTGCCTGTCCTCGTTCTGCGTTCTTACTAAGATTGCAGGAAATTGTGCGTTGCTTAACTTGTCGAAATCAAAAGGCTCTCGCGTAACGTATTTGATCGTTATCGGCGTGGTCACTGCTTGCAGCGTAGTGACTAGATTTGATGCTATATCTTCTCTAACGCTCACAATTGCTTCCTAAAGTAGTTGCCTAGCCTAGCTTCTTCGTCTCTGTTGAAACCAAAGAAAGGCCGCGTTTTGTTATTCATCGCTGCCTTTTCTGCCGCTTCCTTGTTGTCGAAATATATCTCAGCAGTTCTGTTGTCCCTGCGCCTGACTTGCATAGACCTAAGCATTTGGCCGGTGTTAAAAAGATCAACTGGCGATGTTGGCTTGCCTTGCTCTGACAGTGCCGCCATATACTGCGGCGAATAACCCTTAAAGCCACCACCAAAACCTACACCTTTAGATGTGCGCTCTTTTATTATTTGCTGTCCTAACAAGCCAGTTCGCAAGATAGCGCGGGGTATATCTTTCGTAACTTCTTTCTGTGCTTTCTTCGCTACCTTTTGCACATCTTTTGGCTTGGTCAGTAATTTAATCCCAAGACCTCGAGCTAATGCGCCAGCGACAGCCATTATCGCACCAACCGGCCAAAGGCGACGATTGTCTTCTCGTCGTCGTCAATACTTCCGCTGTTATCGTCGTCGTATTCAACGCCGTCTTTAAATATGTCGCTGATTTCTTCTTCGTAGCGTACCTTGTAGAAGTCCAGCATCTCTTTGAATCTGTCACCGTCTACCCAGTTCGTTAGCTGCGGCAAAGCATACTTCCATAACACCAAGTAAGCATTGCAGCGCGTCCATTGTGAGTCGGTTAGATAAGACGATACCATTTCGCCTTTGATGCCTTTCTTGTGCCACCACTCGTTCCGAATGGTCCTGATTAAGTCAGCCTCTGCTCTGGCGTGCTCGTCTGCAAATGACGTTATGCCGAAAGTCAGTATGTCGGGAATCAACGCAACTAGATCTGAATCTTGAGAAAATGCCATTACCATTTCACCTTTGCTGACCAATAAGCCGCAGACATCTTGCCTTTAGCTATGTTTTTAGCGTGTCGGGCTTTGAATGACCTGCGCTTTGCTTTATCTGCTTCGCTTTCACCTTTTCTCGGCGGCTTAGTATCTGCGCCTTGTTGCCCAAAACGAATAAGACGAACATTGTCGCCTTCTTTAGCCAATACAGCGTGGCTTTTTTCTTTGTGCTTAGGTGTGCGCTTGGGCTTGTTGTAGCCCTCGAACCGCTCGCCTCGATAGGTGATCGCCATAGAATCTCCTGCAAGAAACAAGCCCCGCATCAGCAGGGCTGTTTCAGGGTGCAGTTTAAAGTGCTGAGTCGAAGAACATCTCAACGCCATAGCTGTCATCAAGCTCACCAACGCCATAGACGGCAGTTGCGTTAAGCTCAAAGGCTCGCAAAGATGCGTCGCGCTGTGGCTCGATCTGGAAGTCACGCTTCATAGCGATAGCAAGTGCTTCAGGTGCAAATACTGCGCCTTTTGCATCGTCGTTACCGTCAATCGTGATATTTGCAGACTCGTAGATGTCGATACCTGCAATCGTTCCGACATACGCATTTACCATCGCGGTGTTTTGTGCGTCGCCAGCGTTCGGATTGGCAAAGGTATTCGTCAAGTTAGCCTTGAGTTGATAAGCCTGATAAGGATGCACAACAGCCGACATGCGGCCAGTGATCTTATTGGAGCGCAAGGTTGCAGCCGCTTTAAATAAATCAGCAACTGTGATTTCTTGTGCAGCAGCACCGAGAGTGCTTGAGAATCCGTCGAACAAAGCGATCAGATCTTGGTCCATTTTGGTAGCAATTGAGTTACCAAGAACAGTTCCAAGCTCTTCTGCTGGGTTGCCAGCACCCATAGCAGCCACATCAGTCAATACGACCTGTGCGCCTACTTCTTGAACACTGATCGTTACCGCACTGGTGCTGACAGTCGTTGACGACATATCAGTGCCTTCGGTTAAATCAGCAGCCGCGATTGCAGGATACTTAGGAACCTGAATGGTTTTACCGGCATCAGCGCCGATATCATAACGGGTCACAAGACCCATCATTAAGGATTGCTCTTCAGCAGTAAATCGTGCCTGAGCGATAATGTTGACGAATAAATCGTCTAAAGTTGTGCTAGTTGTAGCAGCCATGTTTAGTTCTCCAAAACTTGATTAGGGTTAATTGGGTCAATTCGCTTTCTTCATAGCAGCGTAGGCTTCCCTACCGCCAGAGTTCCAGTTATCAACCATATCAGCCACCGATACAGGCTTCGGAGTCAAGCCACCAGCATTTCCTCTGCTCCCCGTCCCACCTGTTGAAGCGCGGACAAAGTGCGGATTCGCTGTTAAAAAGTCAGCAACTAACTCATCTACTGTAAGCATGTTGCCACTTTCGCTATATCGCGGTGTGCCTTGAGGGTCTAGCACTTCAACCCCGCCGTCTTCAGCGAGTCTTACTTGCCCTTTCAACAGTTGCGATACTTGATCAGGGGATACTGCGTCATGTTTGCTGGCTGCGTTGAGTAATGATCCATCAACCAATGTCTCTTGCAGCTTTTGCTTATATGCCGTTATCTCCATATCTTTCTTTTCGACGGTCTGCTTCAGGATATTCTCAAAGTCGCCACGTTCTTTTTGGCGTTCTAGCTCCGCTTGCTCACGCTCCTGCATGATTTTGCGTGCTTCTTCGAGGTCTATCCCTTCGAGTTTCTTTTCCGCTTTCTTGCGTTCTCGCGCTATGCGATCAGCAACAATGCGGTCTAACTCGTCCTGCGTAAAAGTCTTTTGATCCTGAATGGTTTCGGTCGTTTCAGTTTCGACGCTTTCCATGATTTCTTCGCTCACGTAACGATTATCCTCTAATGAGTATTGCGGGAAGTTTAACCCATAAATTCAAGGTTAAGCTAGTTTATTTCCTCATCGGCTTTTTCTTCTTCTTCTTGCCCGACTTCTTGTGTCCGTAATGGTTCGGCATCTTTCTTCTTCCTTTTGGCTTTGGGTTTTTCGATGGGCAGCAATTCATCAATTACTGCGTGCAATTCTGCGAAGTCTGCGCCCTCACTATCAGGTGCGTTGGCTTCTAGTGGCTCCATTAACTGCCTGATTGCCGGTGGTATTGGCCTTCTGGCACATAGGTTCCTAGCTCGATCTAATTCTTTTGACATGTTTAAAACCTCAATTGGCCTTTATTGTAATCTTCAAGCTCATCTGGAGTTAATTCCAACCTCTCATCATACGGCTGCTCATCTTCAATTGCTTGATAAATGTTGTCTAGCAGTAACTCTTGGTTAGCCCAATAAAGCCCAATGACGTATGGCTCAACTCCAAATATCTCAATGTGCTCGCTTATTGCTTCGTCCATTATGCAAACTCCCCGACTATTTCCAAAAATTCTTCTGTCAGCTCAGGAAATAGCTCCTGCGCTTTGTCCCATCCTTCCCCATCTTGCGCCCATAACGAAAACATATTGGCAAAGTTTTCGGTTTGCTGGGATTGGATGCCATTTCTTCCCATAAAATAGCTGCCTCCGTGACCAAACCCTCTTGCTTCGTCATACATAGCCCCCTGACTCATACTGTCGATAATGTCTGAAATTAAATCAGCTCCGGGGAATTTAGGTGCTGATGTAGTTCCCCTAACAATCCCTTTCCATTTGCCAGACTTGGGGATGTATGGAACCGTCTCCATCAGCTCTTCCCTTAGCTCTTTGACCCGGTTAATAACCGCAGCATCCCTCGATCTCATTTTTTGCAAAGGGCTAAGACCCTCGCTGAATTGCTGAAATACGCCTAATTTCTTAGCGTCCGACTTGGCTGCGTCAGGAAAAAACGCTTCTGAGACGGTAGAAGTTGCCGATCCACCAAGATCGTAGTCTATGTGATGCCCATACTCATGCAAGAACACGCCTTTGTTCTTTTTATAGGTCGAAATTGATTTTGTTCCGGGTCGATAAAAAGCCCTAGCTCTGGAGGCTTTAATTTCTGGCTTGTCTAAGCCTTCGATTATCTTCGCCGCTTCTGGCCTTATTCCTCCGTCTGAGTTGGCCAAATCGTCCCATTGTTTAGGCAAGCCTGTTTTGGCTTTCGGGAAAGCTCCTCGCGTGCGTGGTTGCTCCTCCTCAATCTCTTCAACTTCAGGTTCAACGATTGGCAGCCAATGATGGCGACAATTGTAACCGCCTCTAACTATGAAGGGATCTCCCGGCGCTTTTCCTGCCCAAGTTCCCTCCCATTTTCTTTGGATCTCTTCCTCTGTAAACGTCTTGCCCACATTGTTTATACAGAAATCTCTGCTGTCGCGTATCACGTCGCCATAGTATTGGAAGTTGGTTATTCCTGCCTCATTCGCCGTCGATCTAGTTATTGACGCGCTATATTGTGCGAGGCTGTCGTTTGCCATTTGCGTGGCATAACGGCGCATATTGTTGCCTAGCCTATCTCGCGCATAGATGCTATGCAGTTTATCTATTGCATCCTGCTGCCGTTGACCTGTTGCCGTTTGCGCTATTTCTACCAGTTGACGAGCCTCTTCGTCGTCTGCTTGCTGGTATACGCCGTTTATCTGCCCGCGTAGCTCTTTTATAAGGTCGTTTTTACTTCGCCCTGTCAGCGTTGATTGGTAGATGCCTGTGGCGAGAGTGTCCAACTGCTGATCGGCTATGGCTTGAAAGCCTTGAAAACTGAGCTGCTGCAAGGCTTGAATAGCCTCTGGCGCAACTCTCGTAAAATCGCCGTAGTTTGACAGCATAGAAAACTGCCTGCTTGCTACGTCCACATATCCGTCGATGATACCTTGCGCTTCAGATAGGAATTCAACGTCAATCAGGCGGCGCACTTCTTGCCTAGCCTGAAGCGACCATTCCAGATCAAACAGTTTCCCCGCTTTATCTGGGGCACTGTTGACGTAGGAAGCAATACTTCCCTCTAAACTTTGCAGAACCCCAGCCAGTCGGCGCTGATGAGTATCAGTGAGCCGCTCTAAAAAATCAGCATAATCGTCATTGGCCGCCATTATTCAGCCTGTATCGGAAACTGTCCTATGACGCGGGTTTGTGCTTCGATCTCTTTGTGTGCTTCTGATAGCTTTTCATCGTCTAGCACTAAATCAGCAATCTGTTTATCTACTTCGCGCTGCATGGTGGTAGAAGGTACGCCGCTGGCTCTGACTTGCTGCAAGAATATCAACTCTTTCTCGTAATCGCGCAGATCAAAAGCATCAGGGTAGAACACCTCAACGTCAGGCGTGATTCCTAGCCAGTTGCAGAAATATCCCCAGATGTGCTCCTCGGCAAGTTCAAGCAAATCGGCTTTTTCTGATAGCTTGGCGTTAAGCATCTGAAACTCGGTTTGCATTGCTACGCCTGATTGGGTTAGTGCTTCAGTGCCTCTAACCGCACCCATGTGCGCCATCTTGTTGATCGCTTCGACCTTATCCTTAATTGCTTCCCTGATTGAGTCGATATTCTGGCCGCTAGGTTGTAACAGGTAAGGGTTCAGGCCGGGGTCGCTGTCCTCAGACAAGTTAATAACCGATCCTGCCCCAGCACTTGCGTCTGCGTCATAGGTTTTAACCAGAGAAGGGTGGTTGCTGATTCTGATGAGCTGCTCGATCTCACTAAGCTCTTGGTAGATCGCCTTCTGCATTAGCGCAACGTCACTCAGATCACTGATCCCTATGCCTCTGACAATGCTACGTGCTGCGGGTAAAAATGCCGCTGGTATCTTCCCGAGCGGATTGGGTATCTCTTCGATCTTGGTTTCTGCGTGGCCGTCGTCTTTCCAAAACTCAATGATGTCTTTGCGCCACAACCTGTAATAGCTAACTGTTGTAGTTGCGTCTTCCCTGTCGATTGACTCTCTCAGCTTCAGGTATGTCAGCTCAAATCGACCGCTCGGAGTGCGCTCATACTTCCAATCAAACACGTTTTCAGGAGTAAATAGGGTCACATAGGGCCGAATATCTTGGTCTAGCTCTTCTGCGCGTGTCTGTGCATTGCTCTGCGGCTTATCTACTAATATCCATACGTGGCCATAAACAGAAGACCATATCTGTGCTTGCTTCATAAAGCTGTTGAAGCTCATACCGTCAAGGTCAGCGTCTTTAACGAACGATTCCAGAGCGGGGTTGTTTGTCAGGCCGCTGAAGTTGCGGACAGGTGGAACCCTCCACAGAAACGACGAATATATATGCACAATGTTTCGACAGTGGTTATCAACAGGGGTCAATGCAACCCGTCTGCTGTATTCATCTTTGGATTCGTTTAGATATGCGGTCAAGTATGACCCGTTCTGATAATCCTCGCCGCCTAGATATGAGCGAAGGTATAACTCCCACCGCTGCTCGTGTATGTCATAATCGGGGTGCTGATATTCTAAAAATCGCATTAAGTCCACCTCGTAGGCTGTGGCGTTTCATGTTCCTTGCGAATGGGGAACATATATTCGATTAAGTAGCCGAGTGCATCATTCATATGATCGAACCCGTCATCCTTATTTGGCTGGCTGGTGCCTTCTTTGTACGTTTGACGCTCCAAGCTGTTGATTACGTTTTTACAGTTTGGCGTAACAAATAACCGCCGTTTTTGCTTACTAGATAGCAGTCGGCTGTTGACACTGTTTATCCTATCACGTATTGCCGGATGCTTACTGCGTACTTTAACCCGAAACCCTGCGTTTTGTAATATGTTTAGGTCTGTGCGACTACCGGCTGAGGTCTTGCGCTGGGCTGATGCCGGGTCAGGATATATCGTGATCGCGTTTGTTCTATACCTCTGCCTGATCTCGTCCACCATCTCATCGGTGTTTGATCCATACATCACGATCTCGTCTATGGCGTGCAACGTGCCGCCATTCCTAACACAGACAACTGCCGACATTGGGTCAACGTTGAAGTCCATCCCGATATGTAGCTCCTCGGCTGAGGCATTATACGCTTTGACTGACTGCTCGCGGCTAAATGCGTAATAGATAATACCGCTGTAATTGACGAATCGAGCTTCGTATTCTTGCTGAAATGTTCTTTCATCGAGGTCGTTTTTGGCTGATTCTATCTCGTCAGGGTCAACGTTGCCACCGTCGATAGTCGTATACTGGAACGCTTCCCATGATTCTTGACCGTCTACGCCCCTCGTCCACAGATCATAGAAGTGGTTTCTGCCTTTGGGTGTACCGATAAATAGCGCACTTCCGCGTCTATCAGATAGCGATGGCCGCAGCACCTCATGCCATGCCTCTGGCCGCATATCAGCAAACTCATCTAATACGCAAAAATCTAACGCTCGACCTCGCAGATTGTCGGGTTTCTCCGCACCCTTTAGGGCTATGCCTGAACCGTTACGGAGGTCAATACTCAGCGCCGTCTCGTTTTTCTTGGTCATGTAACCGTCAGGTATCGCGTCAACCAACATATTCCACGCTATTTCCTTAGCGGCTTTATACGTTGGGGCAACATACCAACAGTTTTGGGATTTACTTTGCAACGCGTGCTTTAACAGCTCATAGGTTGACAAGAAGGTTTTTCCAAACCGACGACCCGCTACAACGACCCTAAACCGCGAGTCATTGAAGAAGATGTCATCTTGGGGTTTGGTCAGCTTCATCGGCTCTCTGTATTACGATTGGCGGTAAATCAACAGGCTCTGATTCTGGCTGATCCCGCTGTCCTAACCAGTTCTTGCCAAGCCATATTAACATCGTCGTATTGCCATCCATTGCGGTCGTATATTGCTTCCGTCTTAGGCTCATTTTGCCAGTGCTGGCCTTTTGCTTGAAATACTCCGCAAAACTGACCTCATGCTCGCGCTTGCAGGCTCTGTTAAGAGTGTCGTAGCTGATGCCAAGAATCGACGCTTGCTCTTCACCTGTGCAGTGAATCGCGCACATCTGATCGACTTGCTCCCAGTCTATTTCTATCAGTGGTCTGGCCATTGTTTAGCTGACAAACGTCTGTTTAATTATTAGCTCCTCGTCTTCGTATTCTTGGCTCGCAATCTCGAATTTGTTCATCGCTTTACGGCTGCTTCCCACCCCGCCAAGATCCGCGTATACGCTAGACCCAAACCCAATACAGCCCACGACATCATCAGCAGTGTTAGCAACATGAATGAGTATGTGAGTACGATTAGGCACTTCAAGCACTTCCCAGACATTTGGGCCGAATCTTGGCGAATTTCGCCTGCCAAGTCGATAGTAGCCCTCTGGTATGCAAGATACATAAGGTTGGTTATCTTTCCAAGGTTTCTCGATAGTCCAAAAAACATGCTCTCCATAAACGGCTTTCCCCAAAGTTCGATCTGGCAATAAAGCAAATCTAGTTATTTCAATCATCGGTCAATTTCTCTTTGAAACTACGCAAGTATATCCCATTTTATAAATATTATGTTTATGTCAAAAGTTTTGTTGACATTGATGATGTGATCCTTAAAATAGGTATCAAGAAAACGGAGAAGAGCAATGATAGTTATTGAGTACAGAGTCGAGCAGCGTGGATCGCCTCTTATCAGTGGTAAAGAGTACCCTGATTTTCGAGTGGCCTTGTATGCAAATGGCGAGTGGAAAAACGAATGGGGCAATCTATGGAGCAAGAAGAAAGCCGATGATGTCGCTAAACGTTTAAACACGAATATTAAAAAGGGGTTTCTATGAATCGGCTTACTAAAATCGTTATCGGGTTACTTGTTTTTTTGCTTGTATTGCTTGTGTCTAGCCAAGACTTTGAGCACCAGACCATGATAGACGGCGAATATACGTACAATGTCTGTTCTGGTTTTTGGCCTGATTACAAAGATCTTAAACCTGACTGCGAGGCTGGCGAATGAACGGGAAATGGAGCAAAGAGAATTTCGAGCAATTTGACCGCGAAAATCCAGACATTTTTAAAACCTTCGCGCACTTCGCCTTAATCGCTACGCGGCACCGACGCTACTATTCGGCCAAGGCTGTTTTTCATCGGGTTAGATGGGAGACTATGGTTTCAGGCAAGGATGATTCCTACAAGATTGATGACGGCTGGATCAGCCATTACGCCCGAAAGTTTATGATCTGCTATCCAGAGCATGATGGGTTTTTTCAGACTCGCAGCCGCCGAGATAGTTACCATAACGTTTCACGTGAAACATAAGAAGGCGGTCGCATGAAAGTAATCGATAAAGAGTTAAAAGGCAGATTCACTATTGTTTACTATGGTCAGGAAAGACCTTGGCACATCGAATGGAAAGTGATGGTGGATAATTGGGGCGTTATGGGGCCAAAATGGATTTATAAAGGGAGAAAAAAATGAAACCAACTAGGAATGAGCTTTTGTTAGCCTTACTTGCGCTTGTCAAAGTGCGGGAGACCTACGATAACCTTGATCCTTGCGATGACATGGAGGTTTTAGACGTTATCAGGCTGCTCGATCGATTACAGTCTGAGATGCCTAACTGACGTTATCGTCTAGGGCTGTTTCCCTTTCAATGAGGATCTCGATGTAGTGCGCTGCTTTCCTGAGATCCTCTACCCCGCCTTTATCCCGCCACCTAGAAATGTATTTCACCACTGCGTGCTCACATACGCCTAAATCATTGGCTAACGCGTATTCCAAGGGCTGAATCATCATTGTCTTGTACCAACTTCCTGCCACTTGACGATCCATTGCGCTCATATTAACTCCTGAATGTTTGCCTTTAACCTTCCTTGCTCTCCGTACAATTTGTGGAGTATTACGCAAGTCATACTTCGAGAACTGGCATAGCCAGCACCAGCGTGGTAAGAATCGGCCGGTGCTAATATATTCCAGCTCTCGAACAAAGCTCCGGAATATTCTTCTTGATTCTTGTGGTGTATGTGGCCTGTCCAAACAAAGGTGTGATCTGACTCTCCCCATTGTTTCCTCAAATTACTAACAATTGATCCGTGGAGATTGGACATTTTAATCCTATCTCCGTGGTGCGTCACAATTAGATTCTTGCCCCATTGCCACCAAACAAACTTGCTGGCGTTGTCAAATACCTTGACCCTTGGATCTTCCTCAAAGTACAAGCGCATAACCTCATTTAACCATAGGGCAGCATCTGGGTCATGATTCCCTCGGACGTTTACGATCCACACTTGATTATGCTTTTCAAGCATACGTAAAACCGTACGCTTTATAACGTTGCTGGCTGCGCGGATGGTCTTAGAATACCTGCCGTCAGAGTCTAGTAGGTTTTTCGAGCTAGGGGTTGAGCTAGTGCTGTCGTTAATGTGCATAAAATCGCCAAGATTAACCAGCACACCAACCTCTCCCGCTGGCGCAGAGCTTACCAGTCGGTCTATCGCATTCTCCAAAAGCGTTTGGCTAATTTTAACGTCGTAGTCGTCGCCCATTGTTTCGCTGTGGTGAGCAAGCATCCCAAGGTGATGATCCCCAATGATGTAACTAACCATAAGATCGTCGTCAGTGCTTGTAGGCGCGTCTGTGGGGGCATGTATTCCGGTGACCTCATCCTTAAATCCATCAACAAATTCGGCTATTAGTTCTTCTAGTTTCTCTCGATCTGGCTCTTGAATGTGCCATTGCAGGACGATCTCGTTGTCCATATTGTAGGCGGTCGAGACTCGCTTGGTTGTAAATCCCGGCGCTACCTGTCTATTGAGATTATAATCAGGCGCAAATCCTTTGCGGCTTGCCCGCTTGTGTACCTTGCCGACTACCTCAGAAATGCGTTTAGGCTCTTTGCCTAATTGATTAGCGATCTCCGTCTGAGGCATTCCGCTGATGTGCATCTCGATTACCTGTGTCTGATAATCGGTGTTGCAATATTCTAAATGCTCGGGAACGCTTTTACTCGTCATCGTCTTCTGACCAAATCATGTGGGCGAAAACATTTGATGCGACCTGCAAGCGCCCGATAATGCTTGAAAGGCTATCCGGGTCTGTGGAAAACGAGCCGGGCATTTGGAGATCGAAGCCGTCTTGACGCTCGATCACAATAACTGCCCCACTTACATCTCCAGCCTCGCAAGCCTCCAAAAGATCACGCAAGGTTTCGCGGACCTCTTCTGCATTTCGATCTAAGATTGAGACTTGGCCCATTCTTTGTTCTTCGCCTGATAAACCGAAAGCAAATCTTTCAGCTCGTCGATTGTGTATTTCTTTGGATCTTGCGGCCCCTCCAACCTCTCCACTGCCTCCAAACCTATTTTCTTAATTAAGTTTGGCCGATATTCTGCCAAATTGCCACTTTTGTGGTTGTTACAAACGCTGCATTGCTTGTGCGTGTTTTGCTCGTCAAATCTCAAAATTGCAGAGTGACCTCCCACGCTCATATAGTGACCAGCATGATATTGCCCCTGATGATGCCGCTGGCAGCTTATGCAGGGGTCTTTGTGATCTCTCTGCCGTATGTGCTTGTTAAACTCGGTCTGTACTCTCTTAATCCAATACCCCCGATCCTTTTCCCTCGCTTTTTTCTTCTCCTGCCTAATTGCTCTTTTGTTTAGCCTAGCAGCTTCTGCTCTGCCAAAGTCAACTAAGCACTCGACGTTATTGCAGGTCTTTTGAAACGTACTGAACTCAGGCACAAAAGGTTGGAGGCAAATCTTGCATTTCTTGGCCATACCGCTAACTCTCAATATCTCGGGGACTAAGAATAGATTATTTCTTTGGAATGTCCCACATCTGTGGATCTGTAAGCTGAAACCCAAGACCCTCTAAATGCTTCTTGACCTCATCCAAAAAAGCCCCGTGTTGCGCGATGTTCATCGCTGACGTGACGGGAAAATCAAACGGTTCAACCATCAATTCAAGTTTCTGTTCGTAAGGCATCGGTCTAATGATTCGGTCATACTTTGCGCGGTACTCTGGGCTATCCCTGCGAAGAATGGGAACCCCAAAATGCAGCTTGCAATAGGCTCGATACTCCCACGCTTTTTGATCACCTTGCGCTTCTGCGTCCCTGAACCATTGCCATTGCGTTCTGTTCTGCGCTAGTGATCGAGCCTTAGAGGCCTTTTTGATTGCTACGTCGATGGGATAGGACAGCTCAATCTGTTGCAGCATCGTCAGCAGGTTATTTTTGTCCTCTTCACCATGCAAAACCATGTGGATTTCAGACGCTGACAACATACCTCCAAAGTTATCATTACCTAGCGTTTTCATTCCCGCTAGACGCTGTTTTTGGCGATCTACTACCTTCTGTGACGCTTTCCTCATCTGAGCCTCGCAAACATTCGCTTAGTTTCGGCTATCTGCTCGTCGGTGACTTCATAGATTGACTTAACGCCGGTTATACAGATGTCTTGATGATGCTGCGTAAACGTGAAAGATCGACAGACCTTGCAAACCGAGGTGTCTCTGCTTGGTCTGTGAGCTGGCTCTAGCTTGATCT